ATCTGCGTAGAGCAGTACCTTTGTTATTACAACGCCCTAAAATGAAAACGAGCAAACAAATAGACGGGTGGTTCAACCACCAAGCAGCATACGACTACCTCCTTGCCAATATGCCCGAAGACGGCACATTCGTAGAACTGGGTGCGTGGCTCGGTAAGTCATCAGCTTACCTATGCGACAAAGCAACATCCCAAGAAATCACAATCATAGATTCATTCAAAGGAACGGCAGAGTACATAGACTCCTACTACAAGCTCGCCAAGACCAACGACATCTACGAGCTATTCTTGGAGAATATGGGTTCGCGTAATTACAATGTAATCAAAGGAACATCCAAAGTAGCTGCAAAAATGTTTCTGAACGAATCCCTTGACGTGGTATTCATAGACCTTGACCATTCCTATAAGGCGGTAAAAGAGGACATCAAGCTATGGCTACCCAAAGTCAAGAAGGGAGGCTTCATCGCAGGAGATGACTACCACGAGAATTGGAAGGGAGTAATCCAAGCGGTAGATGAACTGCTTCCTCGTGCTACGTTCATTGATGACTGTTGGATTTACCAAAGGTGAAGAACCACACAAAAATCTATCTTAAATGGATGGGCTATACAACCAGTGACTGGATAGCCTGCGAAGTCTGTGGAGGTACTGCGGTTGACATCCACCACATAGAATCTCGTGGGATGGGTGGAAGCAAAATTGCTGATACGATAGAAAACCTGATGGCACTATGCCGTAATTGCCATGTTGCATACGGAGATATTAAAGAATGGAAGGAGCGACTTCAAGCAACACACGATCACCACCTCGCAAAAAGGGTTATTTAGATACAACCGAAAATAACGGAATTGAACGGATATGAAAGATGACAAAGGCAGGTTCATAGCAGGCAACACAGGAAGGCCAAGCGGAACACCAAACAAGACCACCAATAAAATACGAGAGGCATTCCAAACCCTCATAGAAGCCAACCTTGAGAATATGACCCTATGGCTCACCCAAGTTGCTGCTGATGACCCGAAGGGCGCACTTGACCTCTTGAACAAGATGGCAGAGTACACGACTCCCAAACTCGCAAGGGTGGAGAACTCACACGAAGTGTCGGATGAGCTAACGAAAATCAAGGTAGAGATTGTCCGAACTAAACATCAAGAGTAGCGAACTCTTTGAAAAGAACTACAACGCTAAAACTCGGATAGTAGTCAATCAAGGCGGTAGCCGTTCTGGTAAGACCTACTCCATTTTGCAGATGCTCATCGTTATGGCGATGGAGGATAGAGGCAAGGTGTACTCCATCGTGCGCAAGTCGCTGCCGTCTCTGAAGATGACGGCCTATCGTGACTTCTTTGAGATTCTAAATGCCAACGGTCTCTATGATGAGGCACGGCATAACAAGAGCGACTACACCTATGAACTGAACGGTAACCTCTTTGAGTTCATCAGCCTTGACCAACCTCAAAAGAAACGAGGAGCAAGACGTGACTACCTTTTTTGCAATGAAACAAACGAACTCAGTTGGGAGGATTTTTTTCAATTATTAATCCGCACAACGGGCAAGATATGGGTTGACTACAACCCCTCTGATGCGTTCCATTGGATTTACGATAAGCTGCTGACAAGGGATGACGTTACCTACATCCAGTCAACCTACCTTGACAATCCCTTCTTGGATGCCTCAATCGTGGAGGAGATAGAGAGGCTGCAACATACGGACAATGACTACTGGCGTATCTACGGACTTGGAGAACGTGGTATGAGCAGAGCCACCATCTTCCAATACGGGCAAGCCGAGATACCAACCGATGCCACGCTCTTATGTCACGGACTTGACTGGGGTTACACGAATGACCCAAGCGCATTGGTGGCGGTCTACAAGTCGGGAGACAATCTGTATGTGGATGAATTGATTTACCGCACGGGGATGACAAATCCCGACATCAGCAACGTACTTGCCTCTCTTGGGCTTGATAGGCGCACGGAGATATATGCTGACTCTGCTGAACCCAAATCTATTGAGGAGCTGCATCGTATGGGGTGGAACGTGAAACCCACGCAGAAGGGCGCAGATAGCGTCATAGTGGGTATTGACGTACTCAAGCGGCACAAGCTATTCGTTACACCACGAAGCAGCAACCTAATTAAAGAATTGCAGAACTACAAGTGGGTAGAAGACAAAAATGGAAACCTGCTAAACAAACCCATTGATGCATTCAATCACGCCATTGATGCGCTTCGCTATGCAACGTATAACAAACTCAGCAGACCTAACTTTGGCAGGTATGCCATACGCTAAAAATAAAAGGTTATTTTAATACAATGAAACTCTTTGTACCCAACCAGATGAACGAGATAAAACTCGTTGACTACCAAAAGTTCATCCGACTTGAGGGTGATGATGAGTTCCTTGCCCGCAAGTCATTAGAAATCTTCTGCGGTCTGAAGATGGATGTAATCCTCCAGATGAAAGCCTCAAGCCTTACGAAGGTGAATAGCATACTGATGAAAGCCTTTGAAGAACGCCCTGCTCTAAAGCAGCGTTTCTTTATCGGCAAGCAGGAGTTCGGCTTTATCCCAAGCCTTGAGGAGATCACCGTTGGCGAGTTAAACGATGTTGACCAATACATCTCTGACTGGTCACAGATGCACAAGGCGATGGCGGTTCTGTTCCGACCTATCGTTTCTACGTTTGGTCAGCGATACGACATAGAAAAGTACGAGGGTTCTGCCAAGTACGCAGGGCAGATGTTGGAGATACCTCTTGACATTGCGGTAGGTGCGATGCTTTTTTTTTGGACTTTAGGAAGCGATTTGTCGCAGGCTTCCCTGAAATCTTTAGCGATGGAGAATCAGATGAGTTTAGCCCCGCTACACAATTTTCTAAACGGTGGAATTGGCTCCCTATCTTCTACCAACTATCAGGAGGTGACCCTTTGAAGTTTGACCAAGTATCACAAATGTCAGCAGCATTCGCATTCACCTACCTCACCTTTGACAAAGACCGCATAGAAACCGAGAGCAAGATTCTGCAAAAACAACTAAAACGATGAGACAGTTCTACGACATCACCACCAAGCTAAAAGATACCCTTGACGCGCATAGCCAAGTAAACGTAGTGACGTTTGGAGATGTCTTTGATGTGGACTTAAACAAGCAGACCATCTTCCCTCTTGCTCACATTATGATAAACCAAGCCTCCTTTGAGGGGCAGGTAGTACGGATGAGCGTGAGCCTTATCTGTATGGATGTAATTGATGAGACCAAAGAAAATCCTCGCAGCCAAGCAGAGCCGTTCTACGGAACGAGCAACGTGCAAGACATCCTAAACACGCAGCTTGCGGTCATCAACGATGTAGTGCAGGAACTCCGCAGGGGGCAGTTGTACACCGAACTTTACCAGTTGGATGGCAACCCAACGTGCCTACCCTTCACCGAGAGGTTTGAGAACCTGCTTGCAGGGTGGACTGCAACCTTTGACGTGATGCTTGCTAACACCGAAATCAGCGTCTGCTAAATGCAAGTCCGTCAAGATTTGGTAAAGGCAAGCCTTGAGAAGTTTGCTAAAGGCGTTGTAGAACAGGCAAGGGCTAATCTCGTTCGTGAAAATAAAAACGTCACTGGCACCCTTTACAACTCGTTGCAGTATGAGGTAGAGGCAGGCCCAAATTCCCTTGCTCTGCGATGGAAGATGGATAAGCTCGCTCCGTACTGGAAGTTCCAAGACTATGGTGTGCAGGGTAAGTCCTCAAACTCCAAAGCACCAAGCAGCCCTTTTAGGTTTGGAACAGGAAGCGGAATGTCTGGCGGTCTTACAAAGGCAATCAATGGATGGGTAAGAGCAAGACGTTTTCAATTTCAAAGTAGGGAAAAAGGTTCAAAAGGACAATTCTTGAGCTATGACTCTACCGCGTTTCTAATTACACGCAGTATTTACAACAAGGGAATCCGTACAACAAGTTTCTTTACCCGACCCTTTCAGTTAAATTTTGAACAGTTACCAGAGGAGCTTGCAACGGCATACGCTCTTGAGTTATCGGACTTCTTACGATTCACATTGCAAAACCAAAAAGAATGAGTACACCTGTATTTTCCACGCCAAATAGCCTTGCTATGGCAAGAAGCCCACAATTTATCACGGCAAAGAATAACGCTCTTGCGCTTGACACGCTTACAGAGATGGACTTAAACCTGCGTATTCGTACGGGGGTGCTTGCCGCATCGGGTTCGTTTAACTACTCGTTGAGCAAAGACTACTCCATAAACCAAGTCATCAACTTTGAAATCAGCGACCTTGTGCGCTCGGAGTTCTACCACGACTTCAGCGTATGGAATGACATAGGCTACACGCAAAGCCCACAGGGTGAGGCGTTGTGGATAGTACCCGAAGGCTCTGTGACATTCTCTAACAACGGAGCAGCACCCGCCAACGCAACCTTCCCAGATGAATCCCCTACCGCATACGCATACCTCACAACTGATGGATGGGCAACCCGTGATAACATCGCCCCCGTTGCGGTATCACAACCCGTGCTTGCAACGAGCAGAGACAGGCAGGTGCTTGTAGGGAACTATGAATCCCTTGCAATTAACAATAGCGTAAATAATGGTCTTGCTAACATTGTTATCAGTTGGCAGAGTGGTGATTCCGATGATTTTTATGTGAGTTCCGTCAGCACCGCCCCACCAACACGCGCAACCAACAACTCACAAAACCTTGTAATCTATGCAGGAGTCGGCCCTGCAAACCTTGAGAACAATTCTTTTTTAGATTCCTCAATAAAGCCAAGCAATCAACCCGATGGTGGCGTAGGTCAGTACTACGATGTAATTCTAAAGAATGCATCCAATACCACGATTGGAACGGTGAGGTACTATGTTCAATGTGAGGCGAAGTACACTCCTGTACAGGTGGCGTTCATTAACCGCTTTGGCGTTGCTGACTTCATCACCTTCTTTAAGCGCAGCGATGAGCGTGGTAACTTCACGCAGGACTCCTACCAAAAGAGCATCTACAACGATGGCTTCACCACCCCTTCATTGGAGGTAGGCAAGTACCAATCCTTCAACGTCAACTCTCGCAACACCCTAACTCTAAACACAGGGTTCGTTGACCAAGACTACGATGAGACTATTGAGGACATTCTAATGAGTGAGTACGTTGCGGTCTATACCAATAGCAACTGGGTGAGTGCAGTTCCGAATCGTGGAACCATAGAATACCAAAAGAGCGTGAACACAAAGCTTATCAATTACACAATGTCCTTTGACTTCGGATTTGATGAGCGCAGCTTGGTACGATGAACAAGGTTGATATTTACGTCAATGG